GCAAGACCTTCACCTCAGCAAAGCGCAAGCTGGATATTGCAATCGTGTATGAGTCAAGCATGAACACGGTTAAATTCACGCCAAAGAAGGGCACATGCACAAGCTGTGGCGGCGGTCCTAAAGAAGCGCACATGTGTCCATTCGTGGATGCGATTGGAATCGAATTGACAACAGACGGCACAAATGTGCTGATAAGCAGCTCAAGCAAGTACACCACCGGCATGAGCTTGACATATAACATCAACTGCGACCGCCAAGGATGGATGTGTTCCATCGGTGGGATGATGGCCTTGCCGCTTGCATACGCAACGGCTGTTGAGGTTTACAACTATGCGCTGACCATAAGCCCGAACCAAAGGGTGAATACTTCGGTGATTGTAAACAGAGGCTCCAAGCCGTTTGCCACTGCTGATGCATTCGAGGGGATTGTTGCAGCACGCGACATCGCAGCGACACGATACAATGAAGAGCTTGGTGCGATATTGCAGAACATGCGCCTGCCTGATGACAATCACTGCTGGGACTGCAAGCGCAACATGAAGTACGTCACAGCACTGCCATAACATGCCAACACCAGCCGAAATCCAAAGGAATCTCGATGAGCTGTACAATGGATGGACTTCTAAGTTCACTGCCTTGTATGGTCCTGTGAGAGAATTGAAGCGCATCATGTTCAAGCGCATCTTTGGCACTGGCAGTTCGGGAGGTAGCAACAGTGCAGGCGAGAAGCTTCCGACTAAGCCATACAGCACCAAGCCGATTTATGTTTCTCCGAGAAGCCTTGCAAGTGCGCCAAGCAAATACAAGAAGGGCAAGAGAGGTGAACCAATCGAAAGCTTGTACTTTCCAGGTGGATATGCCGAACTCAAGAAAGGCACCTCACGCAAGCTGCCTTTGGAATTGACTGGCAGGCTTAAAGGTGGATTCTTATCTGAGGACGTAATCACGGAAGGCTTGGAGGCTGCAATTGCTTTGCCTGGATCAGAGGCCGGCAAAGTCGAAGGACTTGAGGCAAAGTATGGTGCAATCTTTCTGCCGACTGCTGAAGAGCAAGCCGAGATGCTTGAGGACCATGCACAGCAATTGGTTGAGCAAATTATAAACGCAATGAGCAAACGATGAATCTACTATCTACCATACTTGACAGACTTAACCAACGCATTGAAGTTGGCAATATCTTCGACCAGATATACGGCCTCTCCGAGCTTGTAGGCGAAGGCAATGATAAAGCCTGGGCTTTCTACATTGGCAACGGCCAAGCCATTCCGGTGACCAACTTCGATGCGAAGCAGGGAACACTCTTTTGGGCTAAGCGTGGCAAGATCACGGTGCGCAAGAATGAAGGCTTGAGACTGGCAGGCTGCAAGTCAATATACGAGACACGATTCAGCATGACCGCTTATGCGATGGTGCGCAAGAGTCATCTTCCTTGCGACTCTGCTGATGCTCAGGACTGGGTGGCATCAAGAGTGCTTCGATTGATTAGCGGCACAGACCCACAATTCAAGACTGCCATCGGAGTGGTGGCTTATGAAGTTGTGCCAAATGGGTACGCAACCGAAGCCAGGTATTTGCCAGTGAACTATGAGTGGGCTGCTGTTGCAATTGATGTGGATGTGAATGTAAGCACCACATCAGAGGACGGCTGCTATGATACTTGTGCAACGGGTGACATTCCGCTACCTGACTTCGAGCCTTGTGAGCCATGCCTCACCTCGGTAGCTGTGGATGGGGTGACCATCATCGGCAACGGTACACCAGCCGACCCATTAATTGCCGTAGGCGGTGGGGGCGGTGGTAGCCTAACGGTACGCGATGAGGGAACGGTAGTAGCCACAGGCGTAGTGAATATGAACTTTCGAGGCGGTGCGGTCAATGCCAATAGCAGCACGCCCGGCTCGGTCAATATCGATGTTCAGGAAGTGCAATTGACGGCTGGCACTGGCATAAGCGTAAGCGGTACGTACCCAACTTTGACAATTACCAACACAAGCCCAAGCAGCGGCGGTACGGTGACATCGGTAGCAGCAACCGTACCGAATCCGACCAGCCCGGCATTTAGCGTTAACGTGGCAAACCCTACTACTACTCCAAGCGTTGACATAACTGCAATTGGACTTGTGAGCCAGTACGTGCGCGGAGATGGTAGCCTTGCGAACTTCCCAATAAGCACAGGCGGCGGCGCATCGGTTAGCTACTACCTAAATGGCTCGGTTAATCAAGGCACATTCGGAGGCAATGTTTATCATGAGATGAATCGCGTGCCAATTATCGGAACGGGTACTAACTTCACGCGAACCAACGCGCAAGGAGATGGCTACATCGCGCAATTCTTAACGGATGCAAACGACCCTAATCTATTAAGCATACCGGGCGGAAATTGGAATTTCGAAACGTATCTAAGTGCATCGAGTGGCGGTGGCAATCCAAGCTTTTATGTTGAGCTTTACAAGTTCGATGGTTCGACCTTTACGCTTATATCTTCAGGCAGTACAAACCCCGAAGCGATTACAGGAGGCACAGTGGTCGATTTATACGTAAGTGCTATTGCAGTACCACAAACAACATTGCTCGCAACTGATAGGCTCGCAGTGCGCATATTCGTAACCACATCGGGGAGAACAATCACGTTGCACACAGAGGACAATAATCTTTGCCAAGTCATTACTACATTCACCACAGGTTTAACAGCCTTGAATGGACTGACCGAGCAAGTGCAATCGTTCGCAACTGGAACGACTGGAACGGACTTCGGGATTACCTCGGCGGCTGGTGTACATACATTTGACCTACCAACAGCCAGCGCGATAAACAGAGGTGCATTAAGCTCAACCGATTGGAGTACATTCAACGGCAAGCAGGATGCGCTTGTAAGCGGCACGAATATAAAGACGGTTAACTCAACAAGCTTGCTCGGCTCGGGCGACCTTGCCGTGGGTACTGTTACCTCGGTAGGCTTGACCATGCCATCCGCTTTCAGCGTAGCGAGCAGCCCTGTAATTGGTTCGGGTACAATCGCGGTGACAGGGGCAGGTACGACCTCGCAGTATGTACGTGGGGATGGAACGCTGGCAACAATGCCAATAACAACTTACAAATCCACCACGGATACGGCTGGATATTCGGGCAATACCAACACGGCTGTTTATACTCAATTAATCCCTGCTAATACATACGCAGCGGGGGATATAGTTAGAATTACATACCGAACAAGAAAGACTGGAGCCAATGGCAATCAGACTTTGAGGCTGTATGCGAATACAACTGCTAACCTAAGCGGGACACCTATACTATTGGGCGGTTATCAAAATGCAGGAGCAAACGGATTTTTAGCGAACCAAATGCAAAGGCATTTAGTAATAAAGACAAATACAAATAATACAGAGGTTTTTTTAGCAGCAAGTATAAACCTTTCAGCAGACTTTGGGCTTAGCGGTTCAACTACAACGTGCGCAATAAATTGGACTGTTGACCAATATATAGTTTTTGCAATTCAATCCACAAGCCTAACCGATGTTAATTTTGGTTCAATGTACCTAATCGAAAAGCTATGAACAACATAAACATAACAGCCACAAACATCGAATTTACATCCACGCGCACCCCGTGGCTTACGTTAACCGAGCCGCGCTGGGAGGCAGTCGATGAATATTCATTCCACGTATCAACCGAGCAGGGCGTGTATTTAATCTCGATAACTGAGCATAAGATTAATGCGCAAGTATTTAAGACCTCAGGCGATGCACTTGCGTATCTAAATAATTTGTAAATTTACAGGCAAAAGCAATTACTATGGCAGGCGTTAAAGTAACCGATTTAACCCCGTTAGGTGCAGCAGATGCAACCGATGTATTTTACATTGTTGACACCTCGGCAAACCAATCCAAGAAGATTGAGGTGCAGAACATCTATGATGGTATGCCCCAGTTTGATAGTGGTTTTATAACTTTGACCGCTTCAAATGAAACGAATGGGGCTACGGCTTCGGCAGCTGTATATCCAGCCATTTATAATAGAGTAAATGATGTTGTTACATTCAGCATAGCATTATATGTTCAATTAGGCCTTTCTAACGATGATACGAATTTTAGTCTGAGCATACCGATTGCATCAAATTTTAATTTAGTTAAACAGGCTTTTGGGTTAAATTTACCTACTCAAGATTTAATAGCAGTAGAAATTGTATCAGATGATGGGAGTTTTGGAGCTGCTGGTTCAATTAATGTATATGTTAAAGGTGTTTCAAATGGTTTGACCTTTGGATATTTACCAATAATAGTACAATATTTAGTTATACCATAATGCGCTCCACCTCGCTTCTCGGTCTGAATCTGATTAAGAAGTGGGAAGGCTTGCGGCTTAGTTCATACCTTTGCGCGGCTGGTGTGCCGACAATCGGCTACGGCTCGACACGCTACCCGAATGGCAAGAAGGTTTTGCTCGGCGAAAAGCTTGCAAGCGAAAAGGAAGCAACGCAATTGCTACTCTCAACCCTTGCACCGTTTGAAGCGGCTGTAAATAAGCACCTACCTATCCTTAACCAATGCCAGTTCGATGCGCTTGTGGCTTTTAGCTACAACGTGGGGACTGGTGCATTGATTAAATCCACGCTGCTAAAAAAAGCAAAGGCTAACCCAAACGACCCGAGCATATTGGATGAGTTCCTAAAGTGGAATAAAGCAGGGGGCAAAGTCCTGACAGGGCTAACCAATCGCAGGCGCGAAGAGGCGAATCTGTATTTCTCACTTTGTAATTTCTGAGGCTATCTTGCCTCAACACCGCTAAGGCTTTGGCGTATATTTAACCATGCCAAAAAGAACTACTAAACCAAGGCGAGTTGTAGATGTAATCGTCAAGCACTGGCGCAGCACCATCGGCTCGCTGATGATTTTGGTAAGTATCTTTTTGCTAATCTTCAAAGTGATAACAGCCGAAACATTAACAGCCATCATTGCAGCACTAATAGCCGCAGGATACATCCCAAAAGCCAAGAGCGATGCAACAGATTCGTAGAGATACCGTCAAAATTGCGAGGCATAACAAGCTCAACATCGACACGATGAGCTGGCACGCGGCTAAAGCCGATACATCTTTTGCCCAGGCTAACCGCGAAAGCTTTAAGGCTGTCATGGCACAACCTCGCAAGGAAATTGTCCTGACTGCATTCGATACAATTCAGCCGTGTGATGTATCTTTGTTGGCCGCTCCTACGTACTATGCCTTCAAAAGTCAGCCCGTAAGAAATGCGGCAGAAATTGAAACGCCTATGAATTACGATATACTCTTTAATGGCATTGTATTTAGCTTTACCCTTTGGATGTCGGCCAAGTATTTAATGTCTTGTGGTCCGGCATGGCGTGCACTCATAAGTGAATTGCGGCAAGTTTAGCTTATCTTTGCCTTATGGCAAGCCTGCACATCCTTGAGTCATCTATTGACCTCTTCTATGTGATCACCGATTCGGATGGCAAGATTGTCACCTCCAATGATTTATTCAAGGAGTACAGCAGCCACATCAAGCCTTCCAACATTCTCGACATTGCGGCACAAGATAGCGACCGCGATGACCTTGTCAATGCAATCCACAAGGCCAAGAAGCACAGCCCCGATCCGGTGCGTGCTTACGCCAAGACTAAGCAGAAGATGGCATCTGAGAGGTACAACATGTGGAACGTGTATTCAATTGTGGACATGCTGCATTTCATCGGCATCCAGTTGGTGGATGTAACCTCCATCAGCAGCCATGAATATGAACGGCAGAAGATACTGCTGGAAGAGTTCCGCTTCACCTTATCGCATGAACTACGCCAGCCATTGACTTCAATCGGTGGCTTGGTGAAGATGCTAAATGAGCATACCTGGGCAACGGATCAGGAGCGTGAAGGCATACTCAGGATGCTTGGCAATAGCGTGGATAAACTCGATGATGTGATCAAGCTGTTAGTCAAGAAAGCAACCAGGCAAATATGAGCAACCTACCGGCTACCGATTGTGAATGCGATGAGCGACTTGTCAAAGTGCTCGCCGTTTACATCACTGAAAAGGCCATGCCGATAAAGGTTGCAGGAGATATACTGCTAAATGAGCTTAGAGATAAAAGCACATACATCAAACGTCTAAACGAACTAATCCAATGCAGCAGAACAACATCACCGTCCTAACCTTAACAATGCTTTGCTGCTTCCTTGTACTGATGCTCATCAGGACATGCGGATCATTGGCAGCACTGGAAGGCGAGTATCAATATGCAGATTCATTGAATACTGAATTTACATCTCGCAGGATGATTGATAGCAGCACCATCCACAGCCAAGCCGTGCAGCTTGCAGCGGCTGGCACCAAGCTGCGCGCCCTGGAACTGCGAGAGCCTGAAGTGGTGGTGAAGTACCAGACTCGCACCAAGGTTGTCACGCAAGTCGAACTTGGCGAGACCGTGTACATCGACAGCTTTCCGCACCTTCGCCTGCCGAGGTTATTCAGTCGTGATGGTAAGTGGTTGCAAATAGGCGGCTTAATAAACCGCTTGGGAAGGCTTCAGATTGATTCAATTATCATTCCGGTAAGTTATACCGTTGCAATTGGAGATACGCTGCGTAAAGGCTTCTTATGGCGTAAGCGTGACAAGGTGGTTCGACTTGGCATCGACAACCCATATGTCAGCGTGACCGGCATGAACAATGTTATTGTTGCGGACCGCCCGAAAAAGTGGTATGAAACACGGGCCTTTGCTTTTGCGCTCGGAGGCATTCTTGGCGTTGCGATTGGGGCGCAAAATTAGGCGCGTTGATTTTCAGCAGTTTGTAAATTATTTTGCATTTATTTTTGAAAAGGTATTGCATATATAAAAAGTGTTCGTACATTTGTCAAACAAAACAACGATAAAAACACACAGCCATGAACACACAACTTGCAATCGTAAACAGAGGTCAAAAATTCGGAATGCTTTTCGGAGTAATTACCAAAAACGAAGAAATCCACGCAATCATTTTTAAGGCTATTAAAGAAAAAAGAGCTGAAAAAATTGTGGATAATGACACAACATTGGCATACAAAATTAACTAACCCACACCGGGCGGCTAACCACCGCCCACTTTTCTCGAAACTCTTAAACCTCAATACACATGAACACACCCGAACTATCAACAGCGACAACCTTCCAAAATTGGAAGGGCACTGAATTCTTTCACTACAACCACCTCACCGGCACAATGGTGATGGTTGTCAATGACGGCTGCATCAAAGGTCTTTACACTCGATGCGACAGCCAAGCAGCTAACCTTGCACGCCAATATCACCGCTCTATGGAGCATGGCACACCACCTGAGAAGCGTATCTATGATCCTTGCTCAATTGAGGACTTTCACAATCAATTTGCATTCGTTACCGAATATCTTCATCAGCAATCAACTCAAGCACTTTTAACCTCTATTTAATATGAAAGCACCAGTAAACTCAGGCGGAAGTCAAACCCGCCAAATCGCTCCCGAAGGAGCTCACGTAGCACGCTGCTACCAAATCATTGACAAAGGCACTACATTCGATGAGAAGTGGGGCAACAAGAAGCGCAAAGTCCAATTCCTATTCGAGCTTCCGCTTGAGACCGCAGTCTTCAGCGAGGACAAAGGAGAACAGCCTTTCT